AGATAGTTGAGGGCGCGAACGAAGCTGAAAGAGCGGGTCTCCTTGTCGGAGAGGCCAACATCATTCGAAGTGATGTCGGCAGAACGGATGGTTTGTTCCACAGTGTTTTGGCCGAGTTTGTCGAGAACAGCAGCACGCGCCTCATCGAGGGTGCGGCCACCGTCGATCAGCTCACGAGCTAGGTCTTGCATCTGGTGCTTATCGCCCAGTGCATTGATGGCGGCGATGCGGTTGCGCTCGGCCTCAGCGGCCTTGGACCGGATCACCTCCACGTCAGGGGTGGTGTTTTCCATGGGGGTGGGAGTCGGTGATGCGGCGGGGGCCGCTTGACTACGCACTTCATCCACGATGGATTCAGTGGTTTCGTCTTCGATCTTAGTCTCTTCAGGTTGCATAGTTTCCTCCGTAAGTAGAGAGCGTCCCATGCCAACCGTAGGGTCTGCAGGGATAGAAACAACGCTGATTTCGTAAGGCGACCAGCGCGTGGCAACCATTGACCCTTCGCGCTCTTCCATTTCATCGATGGAATAGCCGAAGCTCACACCACGCAAAATGCCGTCACGCACGTCATCCAGCACCTCTTGGGCCAGTTTGTTGCGGGAGAAACGCACCTTGGCGTAGCCGCGCTTCTTCTTCCCGTCCACCCAAGCGCGTTCCACCACGCCAACGATCCGATCGGGATCATGGTTAAACAGCAGCGGCGCGCCATCGTTCAAACGCTCCAGCGCTGCAGCACTCATCTCATGGCTCAACACCTCGTTGCCGAAGTAACGCGCTACTGGATATTCAGAGCTGAACGGGAACTCCATCGTTCGCTCGCCCAATGCCCGGAACTCGGTCACCTCTGACCGGTGCATCCGCTTCTCGCTGCTGCTGCGCAGACTGTTGATCTTCCGCAACGTACTGAAGCGATGCCCCACCAGCGTCTCAGTCGGGCGCCACTCGCCTTCTTGCTCGCGGAAGATGCGGATCAACGCAGCGGGATCTTCCTCGCTTGCATTGATGCTGAACTCACTGTCAGGCACGCCCAGCGTCCCCTCACGCATCACATGCTCGATCTGACCGCGAGCCATGCCGCCGGAGCTATTCCATGACACGAAGTCGCCTTCCTTGAGGTCGCCGGGCTCAGCACGCAGCTCGCGCTCGCCAGTGGCTTCCTCGAACTCAAGCGCGTCGTAGTCGTTCTCCTGCAGCCATTGACGCGCCTGTTCTGCGGTGAACTTGTCCGCGCGGAACCGGATCGCCTGCAGCTCGGCGCCCTCCTCGCCTTCGTTTACCCCAAAAATGAAATCAACACCTTCGCCGCCTTCATTGTTTTTACGGCGGAACGTGTCGTATTTACCCGGATCACGCAGCCTTGCTGCATGTTCATTCGGATAAGGCCGTTCACCTACTTCAGGCATTGTTCGATCCATTCCTGCAACAAGTCTATCCGCCCAACCTTTACCAGGGTCACCACCCCACGCAGCCCAAGCCACACGTCCCGGTGATGGATAGCCCTCCTCACCTGGGCTAAACCCCTCCGCTTGCTTATCAACCTCGTGACGCGCAAACCAAGCGCTCATCGTCACAATCGTCTCATCACTCAGCTCTTCGCCGCTCAGGATCTGACTTGCACGGCGTGCCGCAACCTCAGTGCCACCCTTGCGTCCATCCTTCTTCCATTCGCGATAACGACGCGCTTCCTCGCGCATCGCATCGGTTGGCATTGCGCTCATAGCTCCTCAGGCAATGGGGCGGGCTCAGCCGGTGGTGCCACCGCACTGTCAAACAAATCCTTGTCCAGCATCACACCCGCACTGCCAGCAACCTCTTGCTCGCGGGCGATCTCTGCCACGTTGTCATCGAAGTCACCGCCACCCGATTGCGCAATGATCTGCGCCTTCGTCAGGTAACCCGCTTGCTCGGCCTCGCGATACGCCTTCACCTCCTTGAGCGGATCCACCCAGCTCCAGCCACGCGTCAGCCACCTCGGGCTGTCGTAACGCTCAGGACGCAGCTCGAAGTCTTGGAACGGCAGCTCGCCGGCAAGCACTGCAAGGTTCAACCACTCACGGAACACCCGCATGTGGAAGTTCTCAATCAGGTAGTTCTGCACCACCCGCCAATGCTCGCGATCCTCAAGCAGGCTCAACCGTGAGCTGCTGTAGTTGGTGTCGCTGAAGTCACGGCTCAGCGTTTCATAACTGCAGCCGAACCCTGATGCGAACCGGCGCACCTTGTTGCGCACGAACATCTCAAACTGCTGATCCGGTGCATCAATGTTTGGCACCGTCACGTTTTCACCCGGCGCAAGATACTTAAAGGTCCCCGGCTCGAACTCGCTGATCCGCTGATTGTTTTCGATGTCATCCGGCGTCAGCTCACCTTCGTTATTCGTAATGAAGCCCATCAGGCTGGCACCAGCTCGCGCGCGGATCACTGCAGCCTCCTCGTATCCCTGCAGCTGATGCGCGTCCGACATCACCGCATGGAACCAAGGCACCCCACGGTTCTGCCCCGGTCGCTCCGGCAGATACAGATGAATAACGTCCTCAGCCGGCAAGAACACATGCTTGTCGTTGCGCTGCGGTACGTTTTGGAACCAATAATCGCCAGGGTGACGCGTCAGCATCGCGTACCGCACCGGGCGGCCCCATTCATTCACCTCAACGCCATTACGCCACTCATTGCCGGGCTGAAGTGTTCCGCCTTGGTACTCCTCATCTAGCAGGTCAGCTTCAAGCATCTGCAGCGCCAGCGGCACTTTTGAATTCCCAAACGGGCGCCGCACAATGCGGAAAATTGCCTCACCGCTTTCCGGCAGCGCGCCAACGGCCAACCACTCAAGATCGTGGAAGCTATACCGCCCAGCAACGTCGCAATTCTCTTTCCGGCACCATCCCTTCCACTTGGTCTCGATCAGCTTGTTGATCCGCTCGTCACGCTTATTACCGCGCAGCAGCATCACCTGCGCCTGCAGCTGCACACCCGTGCCGACAACGTTGATCTGCGTTGTCCGCTTTGCCTGCTTGGCATACGGGTTGTTGCGGACCATCTCCCGCGAACGGTCACGCAACTTCCGCAAACTCGTGCGAATCTCAGCGTCAGCACTGGTCTGCGTTGCAAGCCAGTCAGCCGTCAGTCGGCTAATAATTGCGCCTTGATACATCCGCCGCCGTGGCGCAGGCGTTGGTGCTGGGGCGGCAGGCTTGCCGAACCCAAAAGCGTGCAGAATTCGGTCGCGCATGCCCATAATTAAGCGTTAAAGCGGACGAACATGTTGCGCGGATTCCCCAAACCGTTAGCGATCATCTCAGCCTGCTTTTCTCTGGCTACATCAGCCTTCAACTTACCCTCAAGCTGAATCAACTCAGCCAGGTCATAGCGCTTCAGCGTCCGGTTACCGATCCGGTATTCCTTGGTGCTACCACCAGCAAGCAGCGTCCGAATCGCAGACTGAACAGCCTCAAGGTCCTTCTCGGCCTGAGTCCGCCCGTCATACGCCCCAGGCGTGCCGACATACGCGAGCGATGGCTCAAGCGTCAGCGACCCTGATCCAAGCGTCGTATTCGCACCGCCAACCAGTGCAGTTGCAACCGCTTGCCAGAAGTAGGTCGTCGGTGCCGCAATGCTCTCAGCAACCGGCCACGTAAACCGCCAGTCCTTCACCTCGGCAACGCCAACCAGCGTCTCCGCTGCGCCGCTGGCATTCGCACGCAGGTAATAACGCAGCTCGTGCGTGCTCGCATCCAACGGCTGCCCGAACACGTCCACCGTTGCTTGGTCTAACCAAACAACCGTGTCGCCGTCTCTTGCAGTCTGTGGGATCCGCATGCTCGCAGTCTATCTCGTTACCACTGACTAACAAAGCTTTTCCTGCGCTGCTGGACAGGTTTTGGTGTCTCTTTGCGCTCGCTCGTTGGCTCCAGCTTCCGCTCCATCTGATCCCACAGTGTTCGCTTGTCGTACACCATGTACAGCCGATGGAGCGCCGCGTAGGCGTACACAAGCTCGTCTACAGCCTCGTTCGCTGCATTAGGGCGCTTTACCCAATGCCGCTCGGGGAATCCATTCTTGAATCGCATCACCTGTTTCTCAGCCGTCAGCTCCTCGTAGTAATCACTCGGCGTTGTCGGGAAGAAGTGCAAATACCCCGCACCAGGGTCGTTGTGCTTCAACCTCGCAAACAACAACGACTTCACCGTGTCGCCGCCAACCGGGAACACCTGCGCGCCACGCTTGATCGTCTTCCCTTGGCTGTTCACGTCCACCTTCGTCGGCTTGCCAAGTGGTGCCTTGCCCTTCTGCGACATGCCCTTGACCGCAATCACGCCAAGTGCAGCGCGTTCTTTGGCGTACTGGTAGACAACGTGAGCATTGAAGCCTGAGTCAATCGCGCAGCACGCGATCTTGCGCTCGATCTCATCCTCGCCCTTGTACGGCGTCTGCAACACCTGATCCAACTGCGCCCACACCTCCGGTCTTGTCGGGTCGCCATACAACTTGATCCGATCCACCAGCCACCCCTCCTCCTCACGGCCCCATCCCCATACGCTCAAGCTCAACCGGTCATGCTGCACGTCGCAGCCGATCGTCAGAGCCAACGCCTCGGCTGGTGGTAGACCCTGTCTATACGTCTCCTTCGCTGCACGCTCGGCCAGCGCATCGGCACCGATCTTGCTGGCGTACTCGTCCTCCCACGTCTCACCCAGCACCGTATTTACAAACGTCTTCAACTGCTCGGCGTCCCCCTTCGCCTCAAGGAACTCAGCCACCAAGTTGTCCCACCCAGCATTCGGGCTGTAGCTATAAGCCGCCCAAATGTGAAATGACACATGTTTGCCGTTTCCTGGTGCAGTCGGGCGCCACTCACCGCGTTCCACCATCCAACGCTTCTTCGAGCGCGGAATCCATACGCCGCACCCCTCGCACGCATAGCTAGCTGTATCGGGGTCGCTGTCACGCCACTTGATATTCGCCCACTTCAAATACTGCATGTGGCCGCAGTCGGGGCACGGCACGAAATATCGCCGCTGGTCGCCTTGCAGAAACATCCGCTCGACGCGGCTGAAATCCTTGATCGTCGGCGTGCTTCCCGCCACAATCTTCCGGTTCCAGTAATACTCCGTACGCCGAATGCCCAACTTGATTTGGTCGCCTTCGGTGCCAGCTGATGCAGGGTAGCCGTCCACCTCGTCAAACAGCACCACGCGCCGGCTAACCCGCCGGAACCCCCTAGGGCTGTTCGCGCCCACCAGGCTCAGCGATCCGCCTGGGAACTGCTTCTGCAGAATCGTATTTGCACCATCCTTGGCCTTTGCCTCGGTCACCAACCCCCTCAAGCAAGGGGTATCACGCAGCATCGGCGCGATCTCCTCCTTGGAATACCCCTGCGCATCCTCAATGGTGGGCTGCACAATCATCAACGGCGCTGGATCTTGATGGATGTGATAAGCGGCGACGTGATTCAAGATCTTTGAGTAGCCAACACGCGCAGATTTCATCACCGTAATCTGCTCTATCTTCGGATTTGTTATCGCATCCATAATTCCCTTTTGATACGGCAAAGTGTGCCATCTGCCGCCTTCTGCGCTGCTCTCTGCGCTTAAATACGCGTAGCTATCTGCCCATTCGCTCAAACTCAGTCGTTTTGGTGGCCTAAACGCCTGCAACATCGCCCGCTCAAGCTTGAGTGTATTACTCATCGCCTTCCTCCGGCGCCGAATCAGCCAACTCCTCCAACGTTTCGCGCACGATGTCATCCAGCGCCGTAATCGCATCCACATCCAAATCAGGGATGCGTTGCTTTGCCTTGGTCGGGATACCCAGCACCTTCGTTCGCACCAGCACCGCAATCTCAGCCCACTTTGCCTCAACATCAGCCACCGGCACCAGCAGCCCTTCCTTCTGCTTTCGGTCCAGCTCAAGCAGCTCGGCTTTCAAGTGCTCGGTCCTGGCCCTGCTCTCGTCGTAGTCCGGGATCGCTTCATTGGTTTTGGTAATTCGTGGCGACATCCGCTCCTCTCTGTTCCGCAATGCCGACCTCTCACCGCCATCGCCCGCAGGCTTCGGTCCTATCCCAATCCTCGTCTGCGTATTGCGCGCCCACTCCTCGCGCATTGTCTCGCTGTTCACCCGAACGGTGCCGTCAACGCACTCCTTGTAGCTCAGGCGACCGTCCTTGACCGCCCTGTAAACGGCCTCCTTGCTTACGCCCAAAGCGCGCGCGGCCTCTGCTCTTGTGATCATTGGCATCAATCGACATTACATTACGTTTGATGCCTGTGCTAGGCTGTCCGGCTTTTTTGCCTGGGTAGGGGACGAATTGTTTATATCTAGCGAACTAACTTTGGGAGGTTGTGCCTACC